CACTGTTTATCCATACAGTTAAAAATAATACTGTATACAAACACAGTATAGAGGGACTTTTATGCGTATTGAAATCTGCATAGCCAAAGAAAAAATGACTAAAATGCCAACCGGTGCTGTGGATGCGTTAAAGGAAGAATTAACCCGACGCATCAGTAAACGTTATGACGATGTAGAGGTGATCGTAAAAGCCACCAGCAACGATGGCCTTTCTGTTACACGCACCGCAGATAAGGATTCTGCAAAAACTTTTGTTCAGGAGACTCTGAAAGATACCTGGGAATCTGCTGACGAGTGGTTTGTTCACTAATTAACACGTAAAATCGGTAACGGCTGGAAATCATTCAATAATCGCACTATCGAAAGTTCGCCAGCCAGCCGCAGCACGTTCTTGCATACGACGTGGCTGCGGCTTCCAACATTAGACAAATAACTCTTTAAATTGCTTTTAAATTATTTCGTTTGAATGCCAGTAACAGGAAATCGTTTATATAGGGTTGATAGCCCAACGTTATAGATACGTGCAACATAACGCCGTGATTTCCCTGCCGCTATGAGCGCTCCCATCTGTTGCCACTGCTCGTCGCTAAACTTCGGTCTACGCCCACCAATCCGGCCTTTGGATCTGGCAATAGCCAAACCAGCTAAAGTTCCGGGATGACAGGCCAGTTAACATGCTCAGGGTCGGTTGTTACATCAACAGCCTTAACCTGATTCTTATATAAAAGCCACGCCGAAAGTTTAGCTCTGTTGGCATCGCTGATTTCACCCAGCATCAGCTCTGTGCGCCAGTCGAGCATAATTGCATCAGCGGCGGACAGTAATCGCTGTCGCTCATTTTCAGCAGCCTGGATGAGTTGTTCATGAGTCGGTGGGGGATTAATAATTGCCATAGCCTCACTTCTGGTGATTGGCACAAGCCCTTCTTTGATAAAAGCATCCTGTGTGCCATACGCATCGTAGGCATATACGACGTTATTTTCATCTTTGTAATACTTCATCATTGTTATCATTTTTTATCCACCTCTACCCAGGTAACATCTGACACTGTTCCTGAAAACTGCTGCACAATATAGGTCGCACCGGCAGGAACCATGAATGCGATAGTTGCTCTTTGCCCTGCAAGATTTGTTGTCTGAGAGCCGCGAAAATTAGCCGAATTACCATCCACATTAACGTTGGCGCTCAGAAATGAACTACCGTCAGACAGCACCGCATTGACGCTTACAAATATGGCGAAAGACTGGCTGTTGGTGTATACGACACCGAGATTTCTAGATTTCATTCCGCATTGACCAAACAACCCTTTCATATCTGAATAGTTTTGTGATGCAGCAAGTGATGATGCAGCAACACCAGATTCCGTCGATGTTCTGGAATCAGATACGCGGATAATTCCCTTGTTTGTTGGGGTCGCATCATTGGTCTTGCCTTGCAACGCCTGTATATCCGCATAATTCATCGCTGCCGCTTTTGCTGTTGCAGCAAGCGTTTCAGATTCGGATACCCTTGATGATGTAAGTTGAACAATTCCTTTCTGTGTCGTAGTTGAATCCTGAGTTTTGTTTTGCAAAGATTTTATGTCCGTATAGTTTTGCGCGACAGCATTAGCTGTGGCTGCAATATCCTCTGCACCCGATACCCGCGATGACGTTAACCGGACTAAACCCACCTGTGTTGTTGATGCGTTTTTAATACCAAGGTTTTCGAGAGCCGTTTGCACAGTGCCATCCGATTTGATATCGCCAAACGGATTCTTGCGGCTTAACAGCAGAGCACGAAGTGCGGTAAGCAGCTGGTCATGCCGCCCTTTCTCCAGGCTGGCACCGGAGGCCTCCACCACGCTACAAAGTTCTTCCTGCAACATGTCAAAGTAGTCATCATCCAGATCGGTGGCAGGTGTGCCGGTCTGGGGGTTACCACGGGTAAAACCGTTCTTACCCGCGCCGAACTTATCCTTCTGCGCGGTTTTCGTGTCTATACGATGCATGGATTACTCCGGATATTTAAAAATTACGTAGGTATGCGAAGGGCAGAGTTTGTTAAGCACGCACTCGACAACGGTGTCGCCCCAGATACGCAGTGCGGAATCACAGGGATCGCCACATGTCATCCAGGTGGTGTTGGTGGCGGCTGGTATGTTGACCTGCCAGTAATACCGCCATTCCGGCGCATTCACCGCGTCAGTACAGGCCGATGAGCAGGTGAACGTGCTTTTATCGTATCGCGTGATAGTGGCGTCTGGTCTGCCCAGGGCAGCAAGCTGTGCAAGGTAAAAATCCTCATTGATGCCGCCCGCCAGATTAACCTTCGCATCCAGCCGTTGCTGACGCTGGCGAAGGGTCTGCGTTCCCGCCGGAATACATTCATCCGGCAGGCCGCACAGACGCTCCCAGCGGTTTATCAGTTCAGTGGTGGTGCGCGGATCCAGCTCCTGCATCAGGGCATCCGCACGCTGATGAACGCGGGTTAATGACGGTGCCGCACCGGCAATCGCCGGATCGCTGGCTGACCACGCCGGACCGGGGGGCAACAGTGCCGACAACAGACGGATGTAATCATCGTTTGTCACGTCCATGAAATCGTCCCCAGTACCGCCAGTTCATTTTTTGCAATGGAGATATTGTCTGCAGGTGCAAGCAACTGATGGCTGTATTCCCCGTTCGCACCGGAAATCGCTTCACTGATACGCGACACCTTCAGTTCTCCCTGCGGATAACCATCACGCAGCAGGAACGAACGCAACTCGGCGGTGATGGCAGCCCGTATTTCTGGTGTATCCGGCGTCACACGGATATGAAAATCCACCGTATGCGCCACCGGCCTGAACACATACAAATCAGAGCCTGCCACCGGGGCCAGTGGCTCGATATGCAGCCTTGCCGCCGTTTCCGTTGATTCTTCCGGAATGGGATTAATCAGGTCGCTGCTGGCAATCATCACACCGACAGTCCCCGTTCCCATCCAGTGTCGGTATGTCCATGCGCGGGTAATGCCGGGCACTTCTTTAGCCCAGACGACATAGTCCCCGTCAGCCCCGCCCTGAGGCGTCCAGTAATACCGCTCAATGACGCGGGCGCGCCACGTTTCCAGCTCTTCAGTATCAAATCCACCTGTCAGGGTATCTGCCACGCCGGAAGACGGCAGACCATTCACCGGCGTGACCAGGATTAATGACGTACCGTCGTCAGCGTTACCGACCGCGCCTGCACTTGAGCAGGCGATCGGCACGCGCAGGACACCACCGGAGCTGGTTGCATCGGCAGTTGCCGTGTACTGCACCAGGTCATCGCGCTGAATAACACTCCCGGCGGTCACCTTCAGGCCATCGCTGACACCTTCCCAGCGCATATACCCGCTGGCAGCCGTGGCCCCCTTGCGCGGACATCGTTTCATCGCAGCATGTCGCGCCAGCCAGGACTCATCGCACAAGTCAGGCAGCATGTTCATTGCCAGATAATCGATGTACCCGTAAACCGTATGCAGCGCCGCCGCATACACCTTTGCCCGCACGTCTTCATCCATGCGCCGGAGCGTGTCGCTGACGTCCAGCCTGGCGAATAAATCGTTACGGAGCATACTGATATTTTCTGCCAGCGTCGGGCGCTGAAATTCACTGTCCGCCATGCGTTATCGCACTCCACAGATCATCAAAAGAAATCATTACCGGTCCGTCACGACGCCAGAGAGTGATACTGTTACCCAGTTCATTAATCCCGGTGCGGCGGATATCCAGATCAATACGGGACACCACGCCATCATCAATCATCCATTGCAGGCATTCGCGGATATACCCCCTTACCGTCTGCACCAGCTGATTGGTCAGTTTGCTGCGCTGAAGCAGCCACAGTCGGGAGCCGTAACGGTCATTCTGTACCGCAGGCCAGGTATCCCCCCACCATCCCATCGGGACGTCGGCGTTGTCATCAGGCTCCGCCCGCCGCCAGGTAAACAGGGAAATCACCACGGCGCGGGTCAGCGGATCCAGCTGTGCGCTGGCGCAGGTGCGTTTACCGTTCACCGTCAGCCACAGTTCCATCATGCCTCCATCGCTTTATCCGGTTTGTCGGTGTTACTGCCCTGACCGTTCTCTCTGTGACGATGCCCGTTATAGGCAAGCCGCATCGCTGACATGGTGGTGCCGCCGGAGTCGCACAGGTCTTTCACCTGTCCGGTCACTTCCAGGTCCATTTCAAAACGTGCTTCAGGTGCATTGCGAAACGTGATCGTTTTACCTGCACCGTCCACCACGATCCCCTCCCGGGTCAGCGTCACGGACTGCCCCTGATCGTCATAGACAGCCACCTCACCCGTCTGCAGCCCTTTCAGGCGGTAGCGACGGTCCGACACCGTAACAACCACCGCATGAGAACGGTCGCCATCCGGAAACAACACCACCGCTTCCGCACCGCTGTTTGCCCTTGCGGTAAAACCGTAGGGTTCAAGATGTTCAACCCCGGCTTTGGGTTCACCGGCAATCAGGGACACATCCACGGTCTGACATTTCGTGGCGGCACTGATGCTTTTCACCACGGCCCGCCCAATCAGGCCGAGGAGTTGTCGCTGCATGGCTTCAATCGTCCTCATCAGAACGGGTCCTCCTGTACTCTGGCTTTTTTCTTTTTCCGCGCGCCGGGGGCTTCGGGTTCAGGCAGATAAGCATCAGGCGGGCCGACACGGATTTCCGTCAGGGTGCCGTTCTGGTCCTGAGTAAACGTGACTTCCGAAACAAGCAGTTCGGTATTGTCGAAACCACAGACCGGATCAAAGACAATCACCCGCTGGTTGGGCTGCCACAGCGTACCGTTACCCTGTCGCCAGCCCTGCACCACATAGGTGGTTTCATCCGTCCGCGCCGCCCGTTGTCGGGCTTCAAAGTCCGCACGGGCAATACAACCTGCCCCCGTAGCCTGCCCTGTCTGCCTGATATACATCGGACGGTAACGGGCAATAAATGCGTCCTCTGTGCGGGCCCGCAGCGCGGTGGTGGTGGCCTCACCGAAATCATCGTCGTTTCCGGCACGCTGCCCCGCCACCTGGTAAACTGAAAACCGCTCCCGGATACTCTTCTCCGTATCACAGGAAAGGATGTTTTCCCCAAGTACCAGCGCGGTATGTGCCCGCGTTGAGCCAATACCACCAATCACCAGCCTGCCGTGCGGGTCGTCATAAGCCAGCGCCTGCTGCTGACCGAGTATTTTGTTGATCACCTCGATCACCGTTTCACCGTGATCAGGCTGGACGTCAGGAATAACACCCGACGGCGCACCGTTGTTCACCACCTCAATGCCGAAAGGCGCAGCAAGCGCCTGCGCTATCTGTACCAGCGATCGTCCGTTAAACTGTGTCGGTTCGGCTGCACAGTCAATCAGGTCTGCCGTCAGACTACGTCCGGCAATACCGGTGCTGACCGAACGGGCATCGTAACGAACGGGAGTCGCCTCCACCCAGCCGGTGATCACCAGCTCATCACCAATCAGCACCTCCACTTTTGAACCGTTTTTAATGCGCGGCTGAAGCGTGGTGATACCCTCATCACCCGGCCACTGGCGGGTGATCTCCACACTGAAATCCCGCGCCAGCCGTTCAATACCGGCACCGATGCGCACCGATGTCCAGCCATTCCACTCCCGGTCATTTACCCGTAGCGTGACATTGTCGTTCATTGCACTGGCACCTTCAGAGGGATCACCGGCACAAAGCCGGGATGCGTAATGGCATTACGCCGGATAATGTCCGCGTCACGCGCCGCGTTATCAAACCAGGTCGCCGCCAGCACCAGCGCGGGTAAAACCTCATCCGGTGTGCGCTGAATGATCCGTGCAGACTGTTCAAGGCGCGTGTTGATATCCGCATTCAGATCTGCTTTCACCCGGCGCAGCGCCAGAAACAGCGCATCACTGGTTGTACGGGACAACTCCTTATCAATTGCCGTATTCAGTGTGTCGCGAATGTCAGTCAGTTCTTCCCACGTCGGCAGGTCAACCGTGTTTTTCACCGCCGGTGCATTGTTCAGTGCCGGATGCGTGACGGAAGGCCAGCCAGTGCTCTGCGCGGGTGTTGTTGCCTGCCCCACTGCGGCATTCTGCATCACCGCGGAAGTTGTTGGCGCAGGCAATCGGGTGACGGCATACGCCGCTTCGCTGATTGCGGTCGTACGAAGGGTGCTGGCAACCACGTTACGCTGCTGCGTCGCCGTGGCGGTGGTTTTACTGTCCGTTTTCCAGACGCCGCGCGGTTGCAGATCGCTGCCGAGGCTGACACCGGAAAGCGTTTTGATCATGGTGACCAGGTCGCTGGCGTTACCATAAAGGCGTTTCCCGGTACGCCACATTTTCTGCACCTGCTCAACGAAATTTTTGCCTGACGATGGCGGCGGCAGAAGTACCGAGATATCCCCCTGCAACAGCCTGGCGGCATCCGATACGGCAGAATCCACCACTTTCATCGCATCAGAAACATACCCCAGCATTATGCTGGCATTACCGATAACGTCGTTCTGCACGAAATCCGCCACACCATCGATACTGAAACCGCTGAAGCTGTCACTGATGCAGTCATCCAGTGCAGAACAGGATGACATCAGCGTCTGCGCCGTCGCCGCACCTGATGTGGGGTAAGAGAGTTCTCCTGCTTCGACAAACTTCAGGTCAAAGCGGACAATACGCCCTTCACTTTTCGATGTGCTGACCCGAACTTCCCCGTCAACACAGACTTTCAGCTCACCATATGTCGGGTGGACAAGCGTGCCGGGACCGGGTTTATTCAGCGCGTCAATCAGGCGATCGCGCTGGTCAAAGCAGTCATCTCCCACCACATAAGCTGTGATGGACGGGCGGAAAGTGACTTTTCCCAGATCTTCGGTATAGGGCTTGTCGCGGTTCGGGTATTCATGTGTTTCCACACGGCGACCGGTTCCCGCACTTTCTTCTTCAACCTTAAACGGTACGCCGCGAAATGACGCATCCTGAAGCCTGTCTTTCCACGTCATATAAACTCCGGATACAAAAAACCCGCCAAATCTGCTTTGTCAGTTATTTACATCGCAGAAGATGTGGCGGGAACCTAATATTTTTAATTACTATCTGAGTTGAACATCAATGGAATAAATATCACCACTCTTTATAAATTTAGAATCTGTCCTTTCATCAAAAGATTCAAATGACTGTACCTTTAAAAACTTTTTCATTTTATTTTCAAAAATACTTTCATTAACACCAGTTAAATATTTGAACGCTCTACCAGCAAGGACCTCATTACTTAAATCCATTGTGTTTTTATTGTCTTTGAAAAACCAAACAATAACCTTTTGTGGGCATGATGGATTATAAACAGATATATAAAACTGCGGCTCATATTTTTCATCAGCGTCATCACTAAGCATTTCTTCAGAAGATAATTCTCTTCTGAATTCATATTGCCGCTTAGTTATTCCTTCATCCTTTATTATCTCTTGCTTAACTGGTGCAATACCTATAGAAGAGATTAATTCTGACTCATTAAAGCTGAACTTACACTCTTCCGCAGCCAAGTTAAAAGATAAAAGTGCAGATATAAAAAAAACAAAGATACGCATAATCATCCCTTCAATCATTTGTAAGGAATGATTATATTAACTACTTAAAGCTGAAAACCCAAATTATGCCAGACAAAAACACATTAATCATTTTGTACACTACCTGAACCGCGTATAGCCAACATCATGGCTGACATCAAAACCGCTGGATCGCGTTTCCATAACCCGCATACCCGGAGGCGAATTCACAAAAGATACCTTGATCTCACCATCAACTTTTGGCACAGAAGCTTTGTTAATCATGAAGGGATTCGAGCCTGTGGCATCGGAGGCGTTGTTTGACTGAGCCGGATCCACCGCCGGATAAGGTGTGTATCCCCGCGCCGGTATTCCCGTCCCATAAGCATCATAAGCACCCGCGCCCCACTGCGCAGAGTTAATGGCATCGACCGTGTCACCGGAACTGTCGGTAAACCACTCAATAATTGGCTTCAGCTTGTCCCACATATCCTGAAACCACTTAACAACCGGTCCCCAGTTATTGATCACCATCCCCAGCGGCGACCAGGCAAAAACCTTCTTCAGAAGTTCCCAACCTGCCTCAAAATAAGGACCAATGGTTTCCCAGAGCTTCTTGAAATAAGGTCCGACAACATCCCAGTTAGTGATAATTAATCCCGCAGCCAGAGCAATCGCCGTCGCAATCATGCCAATCGGCGTCATCGACATAATCCTGCTGACAATACTGATGGCACTGCCCACGCCCATCAATCCCAGTTTCAGAATCGCAAGACCGGCAGCAAGCCCGACGACGCCGCGAATAACCCGGGGATTTTCATCCGCAAACTTCGTGAATTTCTCCCCCAACTCCCCCAGCCATTGTGTGATATTTTTAGCGTCACCAGAAAATGCGCCGCCAATAGCCGCAAGGCCGTTAGTTGCGGTCCCTGTCATTGCCTCCCACAGGTTGGACAGCGTACCAAGCTGTGCCTGAACACGTTTATTCAGGCTGGCCTGTTTATTCATCTTCTGCTGGATCTGATCGTAGCCATCCTTTCCTTTATCGATTAGTGCATTGACCACCTGAAGGGTTTCGGCATCATCACCAAATATTGCCTTAAGTACACCTGTTCGCTTAACGTCGGTCAGTTTTCGCAGCTTTGCCAGTTGCCTGAACATGTTATCAAGACCGCCAAAACTTCCTTTGCCGTCAGTAAAATCGAGCTGTACCCCGAGTTTCTGGCGGGCCATAACTTTATTAACGTCCCTGATTTTCTTAACGCTTAATCCGGACTGGATAACTTTTCGCAGGGCATTACCTGCCGACTCCCCGTTCATCCCCATCTGATCCATCATGACGCTGATGGGGGCAAGGCTCTGTGCAGCCTGAAGACCATCCTTGTTCACCATCTTCAGAACAGAACTGGTTTTAGTGAAGAAGGACAACATGTTGGTATCGTCAACGCCCAGATAAAACGCCTTCTGGATAGTGTCGAACAGCCCCATCATGTCTTCTGACGCCGTTCCGGTAGCATCCTGCATCTTTGCAGCAAACTCAGCAGCCGCTTCCGGTGTTTTTTTCAGTTGTACCGCAAGATAAGCTGTCGCTTTACCCACACCACCCAGAATGTTTTCTGCCGGGATCCCCTGACGCACCAGCATCTGCATCATGTTCTGGAAATCAGCCGTTGTACCAGGTAGCTGGTTACCCAGGCCAATAGCCAGTTTATTGATGTCCTGAAAGCGCTTTCCAACCTCGCCGTTCGCATCCATCATGGCGACTTTCAGCCCGGTGGCGGCGTTTTCCTGATCGGCATAAGATTTCAGGGAAAGCGTCAGACCCGCTGCCAGTCCGCCCCCAAGCGCCAGCCCACCCTGTGACGCTTCTTCCGCCTGGCGTTTAAATCCCCGGATTTTCTTTTGCATTTTCGACAGCGCGGGAGAAAGCCTGTCGACACCGGTGATCAACGCCTTAAGCTCAAATTCAGCCATGTGTGCGTTTCTCCTGCTCTATCCTGTTTGCCTGACTGACCAGTAAGGGAATTTCACTGATCGGCATATTCAGCAATTCGAAAGGATTAATGCGCCAGTAGCTGGCGCAGTCAAAGAAGCGATCAGTGAGGTATTCAGCCGTCAGGCCTGGAGGAAAAAACCAGCCACAAGCCACGCCGCTGCATTCAGGTCTGCCGGAGACATCTGGTCGACAGAGCTTTGCGGCACTTTCGCCAGCCGCACAATGTATTTCGACACCACATGCGCCAGAAGTTTGACTGACTCATCCTGATTCATCTGGTAGGGATACCCCAGCTCGCGGACATCCTTCCCGGTGGGCTCATCAAACTCCAGTACGGAGAGTGTCTCGCCATGAGCAGTAATCGGTTTCTTTAACTCAAGATCTTTCATTACTGGTAATCCCCTTCTTCACCGTGGAACTCAAGATCAACCGTGCCTTCTTCGGCATTATGGTTCGCTTCGCCGTGCAGCCAGGCAGACGACAGTACATAGACCTGACCGTTCGCCAGCTCGGCAGTGATAGTCATCTCATCAGACGAGGTGATTTTGTTCACCGGAAAATTCTTCGGCACCTTGAAAGTCCCTTTGACATAAGGCGCACGGTGAGTTTCCTTGCGGTCCACTGAACCGTCCAGGCCGATGATGTCATCATTGACCGTCCTGTTCATGGGCACCTCAATGCCGCCGGTCAGCGATAGCTGTTGACCGTCAATTTTGAAATAACAGGTTCCCCCGATACGGGCCATTATGCAGACTCCTCTGAATACTGAAGACGGAACTGGTTAACCACGGCAAAGACACGCAACTGGTTAACATAGTCAGGCGGGAACAGCGTGTTCAGGCGGTTCGGATCGCTGGCATCACGCTCCACAACCAGGTACTGCTTAAACAGTTCGTAGTTTTCCACGATCCCCGCACGCTCAAGCTGACGGTAGGTTGCCAGCAGTTCCCCTTTGATCACCGCCGGGGTGACAATCGCCTGACCGGGACCAAAGCGGGTACCGTCGCTGGCAAGCTTGTGACGCCCGTACTTACTGGTAATGACGGATTTCAGTTTGCGCAGCACATACGCGCTGGTATGCAGCGTCTCGCTGTCGAGGTAGCTGTTATCCGCAACACCGTAAGCGTTTTTCCTGTACGTGGTGACATCACGCTGAATGCGCAGCACCCCGCTTTCGACATACGCCGTTGCCACGCCATGAGACAGCAGGGTCTGTTGTTCGGTCATCGTGAACCGTTTCCCCTTCGGCGCAGGCAGCATACCCACCAGCTCACCGGTCTGCGTGGGACGTGCCGGATCGTTGCGGATAAACACCGCTGCGCGGGCGGTACGGCTGGCTGCCAGCTCGTCGGCAGGCGTCTGGGTCTCTTTTTCGTACCCCGCCAGGGTGATGTGCTGCTGGTTAAACTGGTCACCTGCGTTCACCAGTTCTGACAGTGTGCCGGCCTTTGCCGTATACACATGACCATACAGCTGACGCGCATAGCTCCAGCGACCGCTGGTATCGTTCATCTCGGTCACCAGCGTGTTAACAGAGGCCGTGTCGTTGAACGGCAGACCGATATAATCAAACGGCTCATCCGCCATTGCAGCCACCGCGCCGGTGAGAACCGGAGCGCCCGTTCCGGCGGTCCCCGTCGCCACGGCAATCTGTACGCCCGCTGGCAGCACTTCGCCCCCACCGAAGCCGTAGTAATTGAGGCTGACAGGAATTTCATTCCCGCAAAGCCCCTTATGGCGAGCGGTCAGTGTAACCACACCAGCCGAAGATGAGGCCGTAAACGGCAGGGCCGGAACGGCATTGATGGCATCTTTGATACTGCTGGCAATCGTCGCGACGTTATCGCCGTTGGTCACCGGTGCCTGCACGCGGGTACGTCCCACATAAACATTCACCGTGCCGGTTTCGGTTGCTGCCCCGGTCACCGTCAGCGTAACTGTTGCCGCCGCGCCTGTGGATTCAGGAACGGCAATCACATACAGCTCGCCAAACGGGTCAGTCTGGCGATAAGCCTCGACCATACGCGCCAGCTGACTTCCCGCACCACAAATCTGGCGTGCATAGTCTGCCGACGGCATCAGCACCAGACTGTTGGCAACAATCTCTGCACCGTTACTGGCATGACCAATCAGCAGCGATGCTCCGCTGTCCTGTGCAGTATTCGCCGCCTGGTTATCCATTTCCGCATAAAACAACGGAACCAGCGTATTCGACGGAATGGTGTTAAAGCTTATCGTCATCGGTGTTCACCTTTTTATTCACGCGCCGGATATCACCCGCTGCTTCACGGCGCAGCCAGTAGTTGTTCTCGTCAACATTTCGCCCTTCGGCGGGCAAAAGGTCGCCGCGGGCAGGGTCAGGCACTGACCGCCCTTTAACAGGTTTGACAAACATGAGGATCCTCAGGAAGGAAGGGTTATTTCGGTGTGATGTTCGATATCGCCGTCAGGCCCGTTACCGGGCTCGAGATAATCAACATCAATCGCCAGCGTTTGCAGTTCATCCAGACTGTTCAGATCATCCTGCTGGCGGGTATCGTCTTCAGTCAGCTCGCTGATGACCGAAAAATCGAACTGATAAATCAGCTCATGACGATTCAGATCCAGCAGCGTGCCGCCGTCATAGGTAATCGGGTTACCGCACGCCTCCGGGTTCCAGCCCAGCAGAGCCTTAAAGAGCATCTGCCGGACATCGTCCACCACATCATACGAGGCAAACTGACCGCGCTCATCACGCCCGTTACTCAGTATGACAACCACGGAGAAACCCTCTTTCAGCTCCTGCCAGTAGTCGGTCTGGCTTTTGTTTTCTCCCGGAGAATCATCACCCGGTACCACATATGCCGCCGGGAGTTTCAGCTTTCCGACCTCCGGCAGATTTTTGAACTGGGCCGCGCCTGCAACCCGGTTTTCAAAATACGGACAACGGGCACGCAGTGCAGCAATAACAGGCGTCAGTTTCATCTGTGTCGTCGCTCCGGCTTCAGTGATTTACGCAATTCCCGCGCCAGAAAATAGCGTGTCCAGCTGCGGTTCTTTTCAAGCGTTTCCACCATGAAGTTATTACGTGGAGCCAGTCGCCAGCCGCTGCCACCGGATGCACCACGATGATGACTACGACGACGTTTTGCTCCTCCCCGGACACCAAAAAACAGAAACGCCGGATAGAAGTCACCAGAGATCATCCGGTTCCCCTTCCCGTTGCGCTGGTTAGGGGCAATGCGTGTCATAAAACCGGCTCGCTTTTTACTGGCTCTCGGCACCATATAACCAATCGAACGAGCCAGGCGTCCGGTCTGATAACCGGGGTTTTCACCCGGTGCCGACCGCGCACGGCGCATCACCAGCCGACGGGCATCACGCATATGACGCTGCCCAATCGTGACAAACGCCCGCCGGACACGGGCGCGGTTAAAGCGCATCTCGGCGGGCTGCTGAACATCAACGTGCAAAAAGGGAGTCGCCATTGCTGCCTCCGTGACTCTGCCTACATTCGCCCAGCTCCGTACACTCCAGCAGCAGAAAGCGCCGCGCCCCGTTCAGATCACGCTGACGTTTCACCCGGTACACACTGTCATCACAGACCACCTCATAATCAGCAGTGATCCCCCGGCGGTAACGAATGGTGATGTAATGGGTGATGGCGTCCCCGGTCTGCGCGGTTTCCTGCCAGGTGGTGGCACTGGTCTGGATAACCTTCGCCCATGTCCGGAACGTAACCGGGTATTGAGGCTCCACGCCAAAGTTATCCGCGGGCATATCCACCCGCTGGCGGATCAGGACGCGTTTATTCAGTTCACCGGGGTCCGGCAGAATGTAGGTTGCGCTGGTCTGCGCCTGACGAATTTTCATTGCGGAAAGTACCTGTACGGGCCGACAAGCCAGCCAAAACTCTGCGGCATGTCGAGTTTCTCCACTTCCGTAACCGACGAGCGGTTTTCGTAAAAATGGCTGATAAGCATCAGCATCCCCAGACGAATATCATCCGGCAGGTGCAGCCCGTCCGGATCGCTGTCCGGAATGGTTTCATCCGGTGCATAGAGCTTCCGGTTCAGATACGTTTCCGTCCGCTTTTGTGCCGCACAGGCCAGCAGTTGCAGATGGCGGTCATCAGCATCGAAATCCTCATCCAGCCGGAGTTGGGCTTTAATCTCTTCCATTGTCAGAAGCATACTCAGCCCTCTTTACTGGTCGTGGCTTTTTTCTCTTTTGTCGCTTTACTGCTTTTTGCACTGGTTCCGCGCTCTGCTAACCCGGCCTGAAGTGCAATCTCCTGCACCCGGGCAGGAAGCGCCCCGTCGTCATACTCACCGGCCCGAATGACCTCAACACGCATACCGTCCGGTGACCATTTCAGATCTTGTTTCAGGATCATGATTCTTCACCCGTCAGAACAGGGGCGCGGTTCCGCGCCCCTGAGTGATTACGCCACTGCAATCTTCAGCAGTTTGATGGCCTGCGAATCGACCAGCATGCCGCCGGTGCGTTTGGTGGTATAAAAACCGACAAACGGTTTATTGGTGTACGGATCACGCAGAATGCGGGTGCCGATACGGTCAACGATGGTGTAACCCCGTTTGAAGTTACCAAATGCAATGGCTTTCGCATCAGCGGCGATATCGGGCATCTGTTCGTTTTCAGCGATACCGTAACCCGCCAGAGAGGACGGCTGCCCCAGCTCCAGCCCCGGACGCCACAGATAGTTACCCTCGCTGTCTTTCAGCAGACGGATGGCAAACAGGCTATTGTTGTTCATCATGAACTTCGCGCCGGTGCGGTGTGCCTTACGAAGCGTGTAAATCAGTTTGATAATGGCGTCTGCGGTCACCGCCGTCGCGTCGCCGGATACAATATGCTGAAGTTTGCCGAACGCCCGGACCTTATCGGTTTCATCCGTGGATTCATACGCCAGGAACCCTTTCGGCTTCTTGGTACCATCGCCGGTGGTAAAGGCAATTTCTTCCTGTTCGGCAAATTCGGTTGCCAGCTCGCTGTTGATCCATGCTTCCACGTTGAAAAAGGCATCATCCAGCATTTTCTGGGTGGCCTGCGGGTTACCGTAGATTTCCCCCATGAAAGGTTCAATCAGGCCCAGTTTTGAGGTGGCAGTCTGGGAGCGCGCGTCAGTCTCGCCAACCCATCCGGAAGCCGTGCCGCCCAGATTCACCAGTTTTTTGTAGTCGGAACCACCAACGGTGATCACCGTGGCTTCCTGGCGCATCACCACTTCATCTTTCAGCAGGGTGAGAATGTTGCGATCCAGTGCTTCCGGCACGGCATAGCCGCCGTCTTCATCGGTGCCCACCTGTAATGCCTTGCGCTCCAGATCGCGCAGACCATCTTCACGGCCTTTACGCAGGAAGCCCACAAACGCTTCTTTATGCTCGGTGGCCAGTTTATTTTGCGCACCACCTGCCGGACGTTTCAGCTCAAGCAGCTCTTTTTCAAGATCGCTTTTGAGGTTTTCCAGCTCGCTGAGTTTCCCGTTCAGGGTTTCCACCTGGCCGGCAAGCTTGCCTTTTTCCTGCTCAATCGCATCCACGCGCTTGTCGTTCTTTGCTTTGAAGTCGTCAAACTTCTGCTGCAGCTCCTGCGCGACCTGTTCGACATCTTTAATATCTACCGCCATCGTATTTCTCCTGATTAGAAGTTCAGATTTTTCAGTGCATTCAGTGCAGAGCTCACATCCTCAGCGTCGCGCAGGGACAGTGCGCCATAGCCCCCGGCCATGAATGCTTTGGCCTGGGTACGGGAGAGCCCGACATCACGCAGGACTCTTTCGATTTTTTTCTGTTCGGGGATTTCCCCGCGGGCCAGTGCGTTCTTGACGTCGCTGATCCGCGCCTCGTCGTTAGACGGGAACGTCACCAGGCTGACTTCCCAGAGGTCGATTTCTTTCAGCAGAAAGGCTTCTTTGCTCCGGTCGTATTCCCAGTCTTTCAGGACGTACCCAATAGAAAGGCCGGTTAACGAACCGGCCTTCATGTGTGCATGTGCGCGTTTTGCGAGGGGATCATCATCAATAAGCAACCGTCCCCTGACGTAAAGCCCGACATCGTCTTCCTTCATTTCGGTGTAAACACCGATGGGTTCATCCATGCGGTGCTGCCAGAGCAGCGCAGGTAACGCTTTTCTGTCACTCCACGCCCGCAGGGAAGCAGCAAATGCCCCGGACATCACCACATCATCGTGGCTGTCCTTTACACCAAAGACGGAGCCATACCCTTCAAACTCACCGGAGTCACTGACAGATTTCAGACTCAGCGGTACATCAAGACGTTGTTTCGTCTGCATTGGCGTTATCCTTCTGCTTACCGGCTTTACTGCCATCGGAGGGTTTCGTGGTCATGTTCATCGGTGTGAGATAGACATCCCCACCGGGACGCGGATTCATATCTTCCAGGTCGCGGCAGTCATTGGGAGAGTAAATTCCCCAGTTAATCCCGGTGGCGTAGGCTTCAAAACGGGACTTCATATCCCCGCGCAGTAACGCCCCGGCGTTAAATTTGGCGTAATAAACGCCCTGCTTACTTTTTCGTACCAGTCCGGTGTTGATCCGCTGTTCGATGCGGGTCAGATACGGCACCAGTGAATAGTTGATAAATCCCAGCCCCAGCTCTTCGATATTGTTGAAGGTGGCGCGATCGGTGTTCTGCACCATGTGCAACGGCACCCGGAACAGACGACAGATTTCTTCAAGCTGAAACTTGCGGGTTTCCAGGAACTGGCTGTCCTCGGCGTTCAGCGCCATCGACTTCCAGTCCAGCCCCATCTCAAGGATCATCGGGCGGTGAGCATTGCCAAGTCCGGTGTGACGCTCCTCAAAATCTTTCTTCAGGCGCTCATAAGCCTGATCTGACAGCGTCTGCTCTGTACGCAACACACCCGACGTCACCGCGCCATTGCTGAACAGTCTGGCCCCGTGCTCTTCGGTCGCTGCCGCCAGCGATATTGCCTCGCGGGCATAGGCGATGGGATTCAGCCCCACCAGTCCGTCCAGCGTCAGCGTGCGCACATGCCAGATATCCTCCTGGCTCAGTACATCCGTGGAGCCATCCGGGAATGTGACCTGATAGACCGGCTCCCAGCTACTGTTAAGCTTCGGTACCACACAGCCGGGATCGACGGGCAGCAGTTCAGCCACTTCGCCAAATGCTTTCACTTTGTAGGCGTAAAAGTTTCCCCGCAGGCACAGACAGGTGACCACCAGCTCCCAGAACTCCTGCGGCGTCATATAGCCATTGGGATGCGTGGAGATCAGCTTATGCAGACGTTCGCCAGTGGCTCTCTGCTTCAGGCTGCCGTTCAGGTGATACAGGTTGCAGGGCAACATCCCGACCGACTCCGCCAGCACCCTGACACAGGAAAAAACCGCCGTCAGTCGCATGGCCCGCTGGCTGCTGATCTGCTTTCCGGTATAGGTGTCGTAGGACAACCCGATAGCATCCGCCAGCTCTGCTGGCGTGGTCACCGGTGCGTCACTTTTTCGTTGAAATAATCCCGAAAAAAACACTATTTACCTCCGCCGACAGACGACTGTGTACGCTCAAGATATCGCGCCACCAGCCACGACCAGAACAGGCACAACGCCCCGGCAACAACAAACCCCGCCGGGGGATAAATCAGCCAGGCACCATACGCCAGCAAAAGCGCCCCCAGCACGCCCACCAGAGGCGCGAGAATCAGCATGATCATAATTACCTCAGTTAAAGCGAGCGGATCCCATAGGACTCAATGTGGTCAGACAACGTGTCTTCTTTCTCGTACAGCATGGCTCTGCCAACCGCCATAATCAGCGCAACTGCACCATCGATTTTGTTTTCCGCCTGCTCTTTGACGGGCTTCACCACATCATCGTTACCCGGAATGGTTTTGCCGACCACGTTGCCGATACACCAGGTCATGATGGGATTGCCATCATGATGAAAGCGCCCCGATTCAATTGCCGCTTCCAGCTCTTTCATCGGGTCGGACATGTTGGTGTAGTTCTGAATGATAGTGATGGGGTTCAGGTCTTCATCAGCAAGGTCATGTGACAACCCGGTTGCCCCGAAGGGGTCGATGGGTGACTCACTGACCGGGCTGATTTTGTTCGCCGCTTTGGCCTCCTCGAGGATGTAGCGATAATCCACCTCCGCACCATCGGTAACGGTCAGAACGCCCATTTCCACCCATTTCTGAAAGCGTTCGGCTGTCCGGCGATCTTCATTTTTCTCGACGCTGTACACCGTGTCATACGGTACCCAGAAACGCGGGGCCACACTGTAGTAATGCGTTTTACCGTCAATCTCGCGGGTATAAAGTCGCGCCATGCTGTTCATATCCAGCTTACGCGCCAGGTCAAAGGCCAGAATGCACGGCTGCCCCTCGAACTGCTCAAGGGTCAGTGATTTATCCTCGCAGCTCTGCCAGCTCACCAGGTTGAAATACGCCGAACGCGCCGACACCCAGATATTGAGGTGCTTTGTTTTAAAGACGTTTGCCAGACGGGCGTTATTTTTCGCACGCTGCTGCTGACTTAACAAAAATTCGCGATAAACCGACACGCCAATATTCGGGTTAGCTTTTTCCAGCACCTGCGGGTCGGTCCAGTCATCGCCTTCGTCAACGGTATAGATGATCCCGAACAGTTCATCATTGGGTACCGACCCGTTGAGCATCTCGATAACTTCCCGCCGCTTGTCGTAGCACGGCCCCTCAATGTTGTACCCGGCAGTAGTAATGGCCCACATCAGTGGCTGACGTCGCGCCCCCATCCCGGTAAGCATCGTGGTGTAAAGCGCATCGGTGGCGTGCTCGTGATATTCATCCACCACCGCACAGTGGGGTGATGATCCATCACCGGGGTTACCGATCAGCGGTTCAAACCGCGCGCCATCCTCCGGACGGTTCATGTTTGAGGCGTTAACCTCAATCCCGAACGCTTCCGTCAGCATGGGCGTGCGTTTACACATCAGTCGCGCCGGGCGAAAGACTTCCCACGCCTGTTTCTCTGTCGTGGCACCGGAATACACTTCCGCGCCAAACTCGTTATCACAGGCAAAACAATACAGGGCGACACCGGCAGAGATTGCCGATTTGCCGTTCTTACGGGGGATTTCGGTATACACCTCCCGGAAGCGGCGCAGCCGGGAGCCTTTATTGACCCAGCCAAACGCACAGCAGATCACAAAGAGCTGCCACGGCTCCAGCGTGATGGGCATCCGTTTGAATGCCCACTCACCCTTGGTGTGCGGCAACAGCTGAATAAATTTGGCGGCCCGTTCAGCCTGGTCCTTGTCGAAGCGGTAACGAAACGACTTACTTTTTTCCGCCATCAGGTCATCAAGATGGCGCTGGCAGGCCTGAATCACAAACTGGCAGGCCACAATCTTTCCGCGCACGACATCCCGGGCATACTGATTGGCAGCATTTACGTTGGGGTAAGATTTCCGGCTCATGATTCGATGATTTTCAGAAACGGGTTAGTAGCTTTCTTCTGCCCCGCCAGGCCAATCAGACGCTGGCGGCTGCTGGGGTCGAGTCCGAGCATTGCCCCCGTGCTGCTCATCTCGGACTCCTGTTCTTTTTTGGCGGTCAGCTCAGGATTTTTGACCATACCGCCCATTGCACCGGTGATGGTGTTGCCCTGTCTGGCAATATTTTTCACGGCACGTCGCCAGAACTCATAGGCCACACACCACCGCTCAAGCACCGCGAGGTCAGTCACGCACAGCAGGCCCTGACCGCAAAGTTCTTTAGTTGTCAGTTGCCACATGATCGTGGCGAGAGGGAGATCTTCTTCAGCGAACCACTCCGGTGGCTCAACACCTTTGATGGGCGTAAAAACAGGTTCATCTTTATTCAGGGCTCGCTTGCCGGGGTTTCCGGCCAGCGCCTTGCGCGCCGTTGGCTTGGGGCGACGCCCGGAACGCCCCGCCGTTCCAGCCATATGCGGCACTCCTGGTTAAATTTCATTTTTCGCGGGTATAAAAAAACGATGGGGCGGGCAGTCCGGAAGGTGCGCGGTCGCAGAGATTTGACCTCCCCCTCCCCCTCCCCTGACTGATGATGACATCAATTCTCATTTGAGCCGCTCACGCGCGGTCTTCGCGGCGTGACACGACCAGCACAGGCTTTCAAGGTTGCTGTCTTCATCAGTACCGCCGTGGGCCTTCGCCTTGATGTGGTCCACGCAGGACGCCTGCTTCACGACTCCCTGCCGAAGATGGTTCTGACATAGTCCTTTGTCGCGCTTAAGTATACGAGCGCGTATGGTGTCCCACTTAGCGCCATATCCACGCTGATGACGAGATTGTCCCGGTTTGTAGGATTTCCAGCCTTCGCCTTTGTGATTTTCGCAGTAACCTGATGGGTCTGTCGTTGTAAAGCTGCATCCGCGAACGCGGCAGGCTTTAGGTGTTCGTGGTGGCATTTTTACTCCTACCAAATCACCAGTATTACCAGTGATTTGGTATACTCTTTACAGCGGTTAGAACTGTAGTAATGGCAATAAAATCATTCCAACAGCAGCTTAATATTGTCATCACAACATTAATAAAGTCAGAAATAGCTATCACTCTTTTCACAAACCTCATTATCCAGCAAAGGACTTTTTATGCAAAACAAACATGGCTTTACCTTAATTAAAGCAAAAACAATTAAAAACTCATCAATAACTGGGAACACATTTAATGGCTCTATAGATTCTCTAGTGGATGCTGACACGGTTGATAATGTTCGCATAGAAGACAATCTAATAAATGCTTTAGATCTTGAACAAACGCTTGAAAACTTAAAATCCGCAATTTCAAGTTCCGGACTTGAAAGCAACCTAACACATTGTTTTCACAGCAAAATTGATGATTTAAAAAGAGAAAAAACTAAGCAATCCAAGCTTGTGCGTTATAAGGAACTCATGGAGTTAATCAACCTTCACAAAGATTTATTGACGCCAGTATATCCATATCTAGAAAGATTAGCTCAACATGCGTATCATAATTTGTTGGGTCTGGTGTAGTCGATATCATTATACAAGGCATCCCATCAATAAAATTTTACTCAGTTTAAATCATGATGGTGTGGGATTAGAATTCAACTTACTTGCAATTTTTTTCCCACGCTTTGTTATGCGTTAAGATGTCTTTCTTTGTCTGGCGGTCCATCACCTCAATATCATGTTCAGTGAGGTAGATGATGCTTACCCAGTCACAGGCCGTGTCCGTTACTTCAGGTTTTGCGGGTAAATTTTTCGCGCAACTCACGGTCAACATCGTCATCAGGAAGATGATTAACAGTCTGCTGTACATCCCTGGCTCCTTTTGTTGTCTCTACCCTGCGTTCCGCAACGGCTTCAGTAGCTGCTGCACGTTCTTCAGTGCGTTGCTGGTTCGCTTTTGTTTCAGCGATACTGGTACCGCGTGATTTACCCAGACCAAAAGCACCGGCAATTGCTGCCAGCGCGGCAACAATCAGGCCGATAATCATTTCAAGTCCCATAGTGACCTCACACCAGTGCGGCTTTAGCTTTGGCGTAACGTTCACGGCGGTCGTTAATGCCGTTCTGCCCGCCGTTGATAATCTGCGTGACGCGCTCCACATCCCCCGAATAGAGAAGGCAACCACGTAACGTGAAGTACCATGCCGCCGAACGGGCCGCATGTCGCTCTTGCGTCAAAAGTTCTGGCGTACTGATCAGATCAAGTTTCAGCGCCGCACCGCATTTGGTGTAGTTCTCACGACCAGTGATTTGAAGCAGGCCACGACCGCGATATTTCCAGCCGTCACCCTGGCTGTTATTCCCCATACGGTCACCGTAAACCAGATTTGCTATTTGTGGCTGGTGAGCGACCTGTTTACCATCGACACGCCCCAGCATTTCGCACTGGTACGGCGTCAGGCGCTTACCAAAGGTTTTCTTCAGCCCTTCAACCGAATAGTTAAAACTCTCCGCCAGCGAGGTAAAGCCAGCAGACTCATGCCCGACTTGTGCAATGAACATGGCCTGATCATTAACTGCTGTAATGCCAAACTCTTTCATTGCCGCATCAATGTGCGGAAACCAGCGTGCAGAAAGCCCGGCGCTTATACCAGCCGCCTGCTGAAATTGTGATTGGTTCATTATTGCCTCAGATGATCAACCAGACGTGCAACGTTGCCTCTGACGGCCACCAGCACGGAAAGAAAAATAGTGTTTGCCACGATAATGGGCCATGAGGAATGGGGATAAATCCCACAGAGATAGGCCAACGGAACAGCACTGTATGTAACAGTAATCAGCCAGGCTAAACGTGAAACCCAAGGACGATGCCGCGAATCACCACGACGATAAAACATCAGAGTAATAACAACACAAGCACATAACAGCGCATTTATAGTTGCTGTCGGGTCATTTAGCTCCACCTGAACCTCCCCGGCGCGTTATGAGCGCCACCAGCGAGCCGATATCCTGATTATTCAGGAACGTCAGGATTTTAACGGCTAAAGCAGAGACAATTACGGCACCAATAGCATCCAGAGGTTTATCACTGTATCCGGTCAAGTTCGCCAGCTTGGAGCCAACCAACCCAGAGCAAAGAATACCGGCAATATATGACACGATAAAATATGCCAGTCGGCGCGATGCACTCAGATCTGCTGCTGTTGCTATGTAGAATACAGCCCCTGCAAATGCGCCAAATACAACGCCGTAATCAGTTCCGGTCAGCAGTCCATAAACACTGGCACCCGTCAGGGCACCACCAGCCAGCCCAGTACCGGAAATCGGATCGGACATTTAGCCCCCTCTTAATTGCTGTTGGTCCTCTCAGATATGAGGGGAAGGGATCTTAATGACAGTCTGTTTATTATTTCAGTCAAACACTACCCTGTTGATGATTTCTCAGAAGCGAACTTGACTCCCAGGGGAAACTCAACTTTCCGTTAAAACCACCAGCAGACATTCGTTCAATTTCCACAGAAATATCACTGAGCCGTTCTTCAAGCTCTGCTTTTTCTTTTACCAGACGGTTATAGCGGCTTAGATGAAGCTTTTGCTGCTCCAGCCAGTCTTCAAGCTGTTCAACAGTCATACCAGGGTTAAAAAAATATGGCTGCTGCTTTTCGCCCTGCATTATTGACCTCCAGAAAAGCAAAAACCCCGCCGAAGCGAGGTTTGTTATGATTTCGTTAACGGCAGACATACAAAGCCCATCGTTAGGAAAATCCTAACCAGATTTTTTGAAAAATGCAAGAATCATGTCGCTATCTTCGGCGAAAATCATTTATCTCGTCACTTTTCTTAATTGCGCCTCAGCATATGCTTCTTCCTGCCAGCACTTTGTCACCAGTTTATCAATGACATCTGCATATCCTTTGTACCACTGATAATCCGTCAGGTCTGGTACCAGCTTCTGGACATGATGCCGCGCCAGTGTGGTTGGTAAACGGCTAAACCGGTTTCCATTGCAACGCCCACAAATCTTATAAACAGGCATGCCATGAAGCCGGGTTCTTTTTTCATCCAGGACAATACCTTTGCCCTTACACCCTCTGCACGCTGTGCTGACTTCTCCCTTACCATGACAATGCTGACATAGTTCCTTCACCCACTCTTCCTTGATAACAGATTCCCCGTTTCTGGAGTGTTTCACCACTTCGCGCAATACATTATGAAATCCCGTACCTGCACAATGCTCACAGCGAGCCTTACTTGCCGCAGATCTGGAATAATCAGCAAAGGCAAAATTCACAAGGTAAGGAATGATCTGTAGCCGGGTTTCTTCACTCAATTTATTCAATGTCGGGTTATCCAGTGCCATCGCGTAATTGAGCAGACCTTCAATCGCAAACTGAGGATCCTGAACACCAACTTTTGCCAGGAATAAGGCAAACCCAAGCGGTGCTTTCGACTGCACCATCCCCTGCGCAGCCATCACATCCGTAATCGTTAAACCACCTGAGCCTGTCGCCGGTGCGTCATCGCTCAATTTTGGAGATTTTGGGGAGTAATATTTTGGTAAGGCTTCAAGGTTCATGCTCGTTCTCCACTTACGCCAGTACGCCAATTGCCAGCGCACGATCGATAAAACGAAATATCAGCTCCAGCTGGGAGCCATACTTCTCTTCAAATGCCACGGTATCCGCATGCAGCTCGTCGTGATGCTTTCTGCACAAAGGCAACACAAAGAGGTCATGCGCTTTTGTTCCCATTCCACCCTGACCGTGACCTATCAGGTGGTGGGGATCATCAGCAGGCTTACCACAACATGCACACGGCTGTGTCTTAACCCAGCGCGTGTACTTTTCATTAACCCAGCGGCGACGTTTTGGGCGTAACATAAAAGACTCCGGCGACTCCGGATCCACTTTCAGCGCCAGCACCTTTTTCGCTTTATCCTGGATAATGCTGGTGGCAGGAACCGAAGGCACAAGGTCACTCTCCCGGGTGACAGACGGCACAACAGGCTTCGGTAATCTCAGTGCCTTACGGGCTGCACTTTCCGGTAAGGCATCCGCCAGATCATTACGAACCAGCCACCAGCACAGTTCCGGCATTGTCACAACGTGACTGTCATCAAAACCGAGATCCCGACGCACAACAGACAACACCCAGCGGGCACAGTTATCCGTTGCCATTGATTCCAGCCGTTCCGTGAATTGATCGCGCAGCTGGTTATCACAGTGCCAGCACAGACGGATTGCGCCCGGAGCGTGTCGCATTGTGGTCATGTTCTCGCTGTGCCAGTCGGAATGAGGCCACTGGCAGCCCTTTTCACGAAGTAACCAGCTTTCAAGACATTCCACGCCACCAGCACGACGGATCACTGCCTCATTGCGGAACACGGCCCGAACAGCAGGATCATCCGCCAGCGGTTGTGATGCCGCGGGAACGGCACCACTGGCGAAAGATGAATAACGTTCCGGCTCAGGCTCCAGCAGTACACGCCCCTGCATAAACAGGGGCATCAGCTCTGAACCTGGTCTGAACAATACGATCCCCATACGCGGGGCTATTTCAGGGGTCAGTAGTGCTCTCACGGTCACCTCAATGAACGGTATCGAGCAGCTTTAACAGCTCAGGGAATCGGGATTCGAAGAAATGCGGCTGCGTCTCGCGCGGATTTGCGGGACTGGTGATGTTCTTGCCGAACATGCAGCCTTTCGCTGTCAGCGACCAGAATTTTTTGATGTTGTTAATCGCGGTACGGCTGTATCGTTCGCGCTGCTCGACGATCCCCAGCTTCACCATCTGGTGATATGCCTGATTAGCCGTCAGGCGGATACCATACTGTTTCAGCAGTGCACTCAGTGACAGCGTGGGGCGGCTTGAGCCATCAGGCGCGTCAGCAGGAGCATCAATGGCATAGCGCGGTGCCAGATTCGGTAAGCCAACAGCCTCCTGGAGTTTCTGACAGGCCCCAAGCACAGATGAGTTAGACAGGTTTAACTCCCGACGCATAAAGTCCAGCAGAATCACGCCAGCCTGCATCTTGTCAGCAGCCTGTCCGGATAATTTTTCCGGTGCGCTGGTTACCATGTCGAAAGTACGGATCACCTTCAGATGGAATGACGGGCTGATCCACATTGCATAGGCATACACCAGTTCTTTGCAGACATACGTCCCCTGGTTATTTCCGCCATTAATGACGCTAACTGGTTGATTTTGTTCCAGAGGCGGAATTCCACCCTCGGTGAAAAGTTGTTCAATCAATTCACAGGTTTGCTTATTGGAGAGCCAGTATTTCGGGCGGTTTTTTTGTTCTCCCCCGGCTGCCCTGTGCAGATCGTTCAGGCTGTAACGACCATAAGCATCACGACGAACTTCAATACCATCAATGACCATCAGATTATTCATACTTCGTTTCTCCTCTTAATCAGGCGGCTGCACCCGCCGTTTTCTTGTACTTACTGATAGTGATCTCGACCTTCCCTTTCGGGATAACCGGTCCCCACTCCACCAGCATTCTTTTCACCTGTCTGTCGTCTTCCCACACACCCGCGTGGGTCAGGGCGTCAAACAGCGCCTTGTTATAGTTGTCCAGATCGCGGATCCGGTTATCCGGAGGAAACAACACGATCTCCACTGAAGCAGGTGCCGACGTTGGTTTTGGCAGACGACGTAACTGCTCAACTATTGCTGCGCACGCCGCGCTCTGAAATTTTCGCCCCGCCGCGCTTATCAGGCTCTTACCAGCAAATTCCCCTTTGTTGGGGTGTCGCCAGTACGAGTTCACGCTGGGCGGGAAAGGCAGGATCAGCTTCATACTTTCAGGCCTCTCTCATGTAACCAGTGGGCTGCACGCAGCCTGGCGTTTTCCTCACCGGCAAGCAGTGAGCGGATAATCCCGACCGCCTCGCTGTCGTCGTCCTTCACCGCGGTATGAAGAGTGATACCCCGGGCCACGCCACGCTTTATCGTGATGACGCCTTTTTTCTCCAGTGCGCGAAGATGTTCCACCGCTGCATTCACTGAACGGTATCCCAGCATGGTTGCCACCTCCTGATTGGTTGGCGGGAAGCCACGTTCTTTCTGGTAAGAAATCAGCATATCCAGCACCTGCTGCTGGCATTGAGTTAACGTCGTCATGCCGCCATCTCCCTGACCAGTTTTTCCGCCTGCTGGCGAACCTGCGCCAGAAACGCCTCACCACATGCCTCAAGTTCATCGCGCCAGATGTAGCTGATTGCCGGTCCCTTCCAGGTCTTGTCGAAAACAGCAATAGCACCAGCGAAGAAAGCGCCTGTCGGCACCTGCTTCTCGTCCTTCGGTATAAACCAGGCAGGCAGTTCAAAACCAATACGCCCGCGAATAAAAGCAATATGATCTGCATCTTCCGGCCACCACACTTCGCTGGTGGCCGCTTTGATCAGGAAAACATAGCGCCCGCCCTTATCACGCATGGCACTGGCATGTTTCATGATGTAACGCATGCCGGTGATGTATTGCCCCTCATGCTGACTGGCGCGGCTGTATGGGGGATTACCAAAGGCAGCACCTTTAAGCTCCGCAAGACGTTCTGACCAGTCATGCGCCAGCGCGTTATCTTCCGCCGTGTAATACGCGGCACATTTGGCGTTATCACCGTCAGTAAACAGATCCAGAACAAACGGGCCAAACAGAGTGTTAATTCCCCAGAAAATGTTGTCCGGCGTGCGCCACTGATCGCCCACTTCCTTCAGTTCATGGGCTGGTTTGTTCCGCAGTTCCACCAGCTCCTGGCAATATTTATTACTCATTAAGCCCCCACGTAATTCCCTGACAGATACCACTCATCACCCGATACAGCGCGCTTGCTGCTTTTCCGTAAACACTGCTCACGACGCGCCAGAAAATTGTTTCGTTCTGGCTGGGAGTGGCTTTCTCGGAATGCCGCCATCCACACCGTTGCAGCACGACGGTATAAGCCCCTGGACTCCAGTTCTTCCGCCTGGCGGGTCAGGCACAAAATCACCCGGGGATCGTTAGTGCCGACATAGAAATTGCGCACAGGTCTGGTTTCACGAACTGGTTGTGGTTCCGGCTCCTGCGCTCTCTCGGTCAGGCGTGGGAAATGTCTGCGTGTATCTCCTTCACAACGGTGAGCCACACGCCCACTCTGACGTAACTTGCTTGCTGACTGCAGAACGCGCTGCCGTGAGTAACCTGCAAAAGCATCCGCAATGTCTCCGGAAGTACATCCCGGATGGGCTTCAATGAATTTCTGAACTTCATTCAAAAGACTCATGATCACCCCCTGAATCCTGCCGGGATCTGGCTGTAGTCCACGTTGTCGTAACTGGCTTTGAAGTACGGGTCTTCACGTTTTTCTGTGTGCGTGCTGACGGACGGCGATAAGCGCAGGGAAAGCTCATCCCATTTTTCCCGCAACTTCGACGGGCTGAGCACGTTACGGCACCAGAACGGATCGCGGCTGACGCGGCTGTACATCTCGCAGATTTGTTTGTGAGTACGACCATCCTGCACACACATCAGGCGAATTTCGTTTGCCCATGCTGTCCAGTTCGGCTCTTTGGGACGAACCACCTCGCCGTCACATTCGGCGGCCTGCTCGTACAGGGCGATGATTTTTTTCCAGAGCCACTGTGCGCAGGTCAAATCATCCTGCGTTCCCCACTGGCGCTTTTTAGGGCTGAATACAACCGCATCAGGATGGCGAGTTAAAAACTCCTGTTCAGCCGTTTGCATGTCCGGTTGCGAAGCGTCCGGACGAGAAGAGGTTTTATTCTCTGTAGTAATCTCTGTTGTATTCTCTGTAAGATCATTGGGCCATTTTGACCCGATGACAGCGTGTCGTTTTGAACCAATGGATCGTGTCATTTTGCGCCCATCCATCAGGTCACTTTGACCCGATGGAGAAGTGCATTTTGACCTGATGGATTCGTTCACTTTGACCTCTTCTAAAAGCTCACTTTCATAGTTGATCGTGTAGAAGTTGGTCATGTCACGCTTCGATTTATTGAGTTGCTCGCGACGCAAAACCCCAAGTGATTTCAGGCTTGCAAATGTGCGTTTCAGAGTGGACTCTGACCAGAACGGAAACTGCTCCAGCCACTGTTCTGTCGTGTTATAAACCCAGCGAATTCCGCCATGCTCAGTGCCTGAATTCGTTTCATTCAGCCAGTAATGAAGCTGCTGCAACACAATTGCCTCATTCAGACCAATACGGCATGCAAGATCACGATTTATCACAATGGGCTGGGATGTCATTAACAGGCTCATGACCGACCTCTATTTCCCTGAATTTACGACGAAACTGTTCGAGCGGACTGAAGCATTCATGCTCATAGCCTTCGCGGAGGTAGATAACCCGTTGTGTTTCCGGTTCCCAACGAATGACTCTGACGGGCACTCCGTAGTGATCTTTGAACCAGCGGTTAACTTGTCGCAAAGGACTGTCTCCTTCTGCCGGTTGAAATCACCCACAGCCCACTCAGCAAAGCTGTGGGTTACAATTTCCCTGTCACCTGGTACATTCACTGCATAGCAATATTCCACCTTCGCTTTTCCACCCGGTACAGGAAGCGCAATCAGTTGCGAGCGACGGTAGTGTGTTGTTAAACTGTTCATGCGTTAGTTTCTCCACAGTCACGACACGCCACGGCGCCCGGAGCTGCACACTCGCGGGCGTCACTACTTTCTGAAACGCAAAAGATTTTGTAGACCAGTGCTGCATGCTCCTGCAGCTTCGAAATTGAGAGGTACAGCTCATCGTTAATTGCTGTCTTCTCATGCGGTTCCACTACACCGTCTTCAATTGCTGAACGAATCTGTTTTGAATAACTGCCGATCTGTTCAATGACTTCCAGCAGGCGTTGGTTGATATCGGCGTTGTCCACATCCTCGACGTCAGGAAGAGACACAAAGACGCCATTTGCAGACTGCGCCACAGCGTCAGCAATGAAGTGAGTGCCACCAGCACGCTGTAAAACCATTGCCCATCCCAGCGGGAAAATCTGATCGCCATCTGCACGAAGGCGGTTGAATAAAGCGTTCTCTGTTACATCCAGCCAGTCAGCAGCTTCAGCGTAACCCCCAGGCAATGCCGCGATAGTTTTTCTGACAGCTTTCACGTACCACTCGGGTTGTTTTTCCACTTTCCAATGATGCTTACCCACGGCTTACCTCCTGTTCCTGTGGTTTAAACCCATTCTGGTTTTGGCTAGATTGAAAACGTGCCGGATAAAGAATCTGCATTTCGCTGATTTCACCCTTAAAAAAATTGGCCAGACGTTCTGCAAGATCGATAGATGGAATTTGTTCCAGTCTTTCAATACGACTTAGCGTCGCTGGATTGACCTGAACGCCCGCAGCAACATGCTGCAAAGTAAATCCGTGCGCCTTACGCACATTCCGTAATGGTGATTGCATATAACCTCCACATATTGCGTGATGAGCATATTATTTCACGCAAATATTTTGCGCAAGTTGATTTGCTTAACGCGCAATAAAGAAATGTAATAAACGCATGAACATAGGAAATCGAGTCAGACAACTTCGCCAGGCGAAGAACATGAAAATCGCCGATCTCGCTGAAGCAATAGGAGTGGATGCGGCGAATATCTCGCGCCTCGAAACAGGTAAGCAGAAACAATTCACTGAACAAGCCCTGAGTAATATTGCCAGGAGCTTAGGTGTTGATATTGCTGATCTCTTTACCTCAGACCTCAAAAGTAATACTGTATGTAAAAACAGTATTAGTGAGGATGTTGCGCAGGTGAAGGATGTATTCCGTATTGAAATGCTGGATGTCAGTGCCAGTGCGGGAAATGGCCTTATCCAGGGCGGTGATGTCATTGATGTGATTCATGCCATTGAATACAGAACTGATAATGCTGTATCGATGTTTGGTGGACGACCAGCAAATCACATTAAAGTTATCAACGTTCGTGGGGACAGTATGTGTCCAACCATTGAGCCAGGAGATCTCATCTTCGTTGATATCAGTATCAATCAGTTTGATGGGGATGGTATATATGTATTTGGTTTTGATGATAAAATTTACGTCAAACGACTGCAAATGATACCTGATAAACTGCTGGTAATTTCTGATAATCAGATTTACCGCGAATGGGGAATTACCAGCGAAAACGAACACCGGTTTATGGTCTTTGGAAAGGTCTTAATCAGTCAGTCACAGACCCTTAAGCGACACAATTAACCCCCTACCTCAACATCAATTAGCCACCAGAAGGTGGCTTTTCATTACCCACCAAATTGCACATCTCGCAATAAAACACTTGCATAATACGCAACTTCATTTTATCTTTCTTTCCAGACCTACAAACAAGGTACTAACAAAATTTGGTTGTAACACGGTGCATGTGTCGTAAGCAGTCAGTAAATGTCAAAAACGAACAAGCAGGACGCCCACGAAGTAGCCGCCTGGGGCATATGAAGTCAAGGATGATTCGTTGAGTCATGTAGTGCCACTAGGCACTCATGTTAAAGCAGGTGTATGAAATGAAAGTCCAGATTTTAAACAATAACTGTGAAGTCGTTTGGTCATACGACATAGCCGCCCCTGTAGATCAGAGCGGCGATAGCTGGGCCAATGGGAAACATCAGATTATGGCTGGAGTTGTATTCTCTTTACGCCGTGCTTTAGAACAGGCTGAAGTCTTTCCATCAGACCCTGAATGGAAATGGCCTTTTTCTATTTGTCCAAATTCGGAGAGTACATTTCAGAAAATTGGTCAGAAAGTCGCACTCGAAGAGCATCAGCCAACTGTTTCCTGATTTTTTCAGGTAACTCGTCGGCATCGCAGAAACAACAACGCTCGATCATGTTGAAAGCCGATTCGTAGAACTGTTTCTGCTGAGTGTCGCTGACACAGGAAAAGAGCGACGTTACGATGATTTTATTAATTGCATTATCAAGTTCTTTTTCATCAAAAGTCATTTGATTTTCCTTTTATGTATACGGGCTTAAAAGGATACCACCGAGCCTGAAGTGGTGAAAAGACAGGCACATAACAGCTAAGTATTTTCAACCAGAGAGAATCCTTAGCGTTGTGGTGAATGCGGCTCAGCGCACGCGGGTTAAGGTTGAGGCTGACAGTCGACCTTCTGTGGATACCCACCCGCCTGGTGTGCAACCTTCGCCAGGCACCGGGAGGCACCCGGCACCACAACTTTATGCTGTGTGTAGTCCTGGCGGTACCAGCTTGTATCCTTGCTTCCGGCTGGTACCGTCCTTTTTACAAAACAGAGAAGAGCATCACCGGACGACGGGCTCATAACCCAATCCATCCGGGCGGCTGCCACCGCTGGTGTTCTTCTCTGTTTTGTGGAGAAACCAACCGACCTTGCAGGGTCGATATAATGAGGAGCAGCAAAATGGCTAGCGAACGCAGTACTGATGTGCAGGCATTTATCGGGGAGCTGGACGGCGGCGTATTTGAAACCAAAATCGGCGCAGTTCTCAGTGAAGTCGCTTCCGGTGTGATGAACACGAAAACCAAAGGTAAGGTCTCACTCAACCTGGAAATCGAACCATTTGATGAGAACCGTGTGAAAATCAAACACAAACTCTCATATGTTCGCCCGACTAACCGCGGGAAAATTTCCGAAGAAGACACCACCGAAACGCCGATGTATGTCAATCGCGGTGGTCGCCTGACTATTCTGCAGGAAGACCAGGGACAGTTACTGACTCTTGCCGGTGAACCTGACGGAAAACTCCGCGCAGCAGGTCGTTAATATCGTTTTTAATTAACTGATTATTTATCTCATCACTGAATATCTTTATATAGTGAGGACTTATTATGTCTCAGAACTTAGACGCAACCGCAATTAATCAAATCCATGCCCTTATTTCTGCTCAGGGTGTTAATGAAATTATCAGTAAGATTGGTGCCGATGCTGTGGCATTGCCTGAGCATTTCCGCATTCATGATCTGGAAAAATTTAATTTAAATCGCTTCCGTTTCCGTGGTGCGCTTTCCACTGCCAGCATCGATGACTTTACCCGTTATTCTAAAGATCTTGCAGATGAAGGCACCCGCTGCTTTATCGATGCTGATAATATGCGTGCCGTCAGTGTGCTTAACCTGGGTACTATTGATGAGCCAGGTCACGCAGATAACACCGCCACACTCAAACTGAAAAAGACAGCACCGTTCTCTGCTCTGTTGTCTGTTAACGGCGAGCGTAACTCCCAGAAGTCACTAGCAGAATGGATTGAAGACTGGGCCGACTATCTTGTGGGCTTTGATGCTAATGGTGACGCTATTCAGGCAACAAAAGCGGCTGCGGCTGTCCGTAAAATCACGATTGAAGCAAACCAGACCTCTGATTTTGAAGATAATGACTTCAGCGGCAAACGCTCCCTGATGGAGTCTGTCGAAGCGAAGACCAAAGACATTATGCCAGTGGCATTTGAATTTAAATGCGTTCCGTTTGAAGGTCTGAAAGAACGTCCGTTTAAATTACGCCTCAGTATTATCACTGGCGATCGTCCTGTACTGGTTCTGCGCATTATTCAGCTGGAGGCGGTGCAGGAAGAAATGGCTAACGAATTTCGTGATCTGCTTGTTGAGAAATTCAAGGACAGCAAAGTAGAAACCTTTATTGGTACTTTCACCGCCTGATTTCATTACTGCAAATGCCCCTGCGGGGGCATTTATGGAAACGTAATTTACTCAATAATCGCCGGATGGTGAGGGATTCTTTTTGCCAGAATTCAGCGCGGTGCAGCGCATATACGTGGAGAACAAAATGTCATTTATTAAAACTTTTTCCGGGAAGCATTTTTATTATGACAGGATAAATAAAGACGACATCGATATTAACGATATCGCGGTTTCCCTTTCAAATATCTGTCGCTTTGCCGGTCATCTTTCGCACTTCTACAGCGTCGCCCAGCATGCGGTGCTTTGCAGCCAGCTGGTGCCGCAGGAATTTGCTTTTGAAGCGTTAATGCATGATGCAACAGAAGCGTATTGCCAGGATATTCCCGCTCCACTGAAACGCCTTCTTCCTGACTATAAACGGATGGAAGAAAAAATAGACGCCGTAATCCGTGAGAAATACGGGTTACCTCCTGTTATGAGCACGCCAGTGAAATATGCCGATCTCATTATGCTGGCAACCGAACGCCGTGATCTCGGGCTTGATGATGGTTCTTTCTGGCCTGTACTGGAAGGTATCCCGGCAACAGAGATGTTCAACGTGATTCCACTGTCACCAGGCCATGCCTACGGGATGTTTATGGAACGTTTTAACGAGTTATCGGGGTTACGCAAATGCGCATGAATGTTTTCGAAATGGAAGGGTTTCTTCGCGGGAAATGTGTACCGCGAGATCTGAAAGTGAACGAAACAAACGCTGAGTACCTGGTGCGTAAATTTGCTGAAGCTGAGGCCAAGTGCGCGGCGCTGGCAGTGGAGAATGCAGGAATAAAGTCTGCAATTCCCCAACCACGGGATATTGAGGATGACAATGACAATATGGATGACGTATCTCTTGCTGAAGATTTCGGGTTCAATCATGCAATAGAACGGATGAGGAGACGGATTCCTGAAACACCAGCCACCGACGCTTTCCTGGCTGAAGTACGGGCGCAGGGCGTGGAGATGTTTGCGGAGTGTGCATACACACTTGAACATCATGATCACGCAGTAGCTTTTGCCGCCGAGCTACGTAAAGGAGGCAACCAGTGAGCAAGATTGATTATCAGGCACTGCGTGAAAAGGCAGAGAAAGCAACTAAAGGAAGCTACATCGTAGGGCATACATCTGTTAACCAGCACGGCAATTTAACAGGAGTTTTTGTTTGTCAAAAATGGAAAGGAGAACCCGGTGGTGTGATTGCGGAATGTCATGTTAACTGCCTGGTTGAAACAGATATTCAGGCTTATGCAAACGCTGAATTTATTGCTGCCTTTAATCCAAAGGTTGCTTTGGCACTACTGGATGAACGGGAAAGAAACCAGCAGTACATCAAACGCCGCGACCAGGAGAACGAGGATATTGCGCTAACGGTAGGGAAGCTGCGCGTTGAGCTTGAGGAAGCAAAATCAAAACTCAACGAGCAACGCGAGTATTACGAAGGTGTTATCTCGGATGGGGGTAAGCGTATTGCTGAACTGGAAAAACAATGCGCCGAATGGGAGCGAAAAGCATTAAGCAACTTTGAAGAGTGTGCTGCGATGGCTGAACGTATCGAAGAGATGAGTAAGCAAAGTTGCGAAGCCCGGGAGCGTGATTTATTTGAATCATGGGTAATGCATTCAATTTGTATTTCCAAATCGACGCTTGAAGGATTGCGCACCGAAACTGGATACCGTAATGCGACCTTATCAGGAACAGACTTCAACCGCATGTGGGAACAATGGAAATCTATCCGCGCCGCAGGAATTCGCAAAAGGGAGATTTAATAATCATGATGTACCGTAAAGAGGAAGCCAAATGACAGCACTCAACAAACAGGTGCTGCTGAGCACCGATAAACACGCAAATCAGCACCGACTTTCTCGCCTTACCATGGAAGTGCATAGCGATGAGCTTCGTATTATAGCGTCAGCAGTAGAGAGCTATACCGACGAGTTGATAGCAGCGCTGGAAGCCGCAGAGAAGCGCAACGCAAAATTACAAAGCGAGAATGCATACATCCGAAACCGGTTCAAAGAACTGGACCTGTTAATCGGGAAAAACATTCTGGTCATGCAGGCTGCGATTATCGAATGGCAGGCAACTGGCGACGCTAAAAGCGGACTGGCATGGATTTATAACACACTGTTTGGCCCTGGCGAATTGCCGGACGAATCTGAGAAAGATGCTCAGGCCTACTTTAATCGCAAATATGCACCGATTGACGAAAAGCTTATGGCGCTTCACAAGTGGTTTTGGGAACAAAGTGAAGCCGAGCGCGCCGCTGGCATTCGCATAAAAGGAGAGTGATATGAACGGACAAATCTCAATTGTTCGACCGGGAGCATGTGACGATCGCGAGATACGAATGATTATTCGTCTGGCGATGGGGAAAACAATAACAGCTCTCATTACTCCAGAAAATCTCGCATTAGCTTTAACCGGAAAGTCAGACCTGCCAGTAGAGCTAAAGCTGCGAAATGTTGAGATTAAGGTGAAATAGCTATGACCACTATTACCAAAGAACGTATCGAATTATTCATTAAAAATCCGCTTGAAAACGGGCTTACTCGTGGCGAACAAATGGAACTGGCACGAATTGCACTGGCATCACTGGGAGCAGAACCTGTAAGCCAAACTTACAACTTGCCAGAATTAATCGAAGGCATGGAGGTTTCCATTGATGTAAGCACTTGTGATGCGGATTTAGGTAATCGCTATTTCGGTACCGTCACCGAGGCGTTAGAACTTGATACTGCCAAGAATGGTTACATCCTCCTAGTTCAGGACGCAGAGCCAAACTTCGATGTAAATGGCAACTCTCCGGGAACTCCGGATAGTTGGATAAGCTGTAGTGATCGAATGCCTGAAAAGGGCCAGAACGTGCTTATTTCGGTGAATTTCGATAGCTCTCAGGTTGAACCGCTAATATGCTCCGCACGCTATACCGGAAGCACCTTTCGGCGCGGAGATGCAACGATTAAGCCGGGTAATGGTATTGAGCAAGCAACTCACTGGATGCCGCTACCGGAACCGCCGCTGGAGGTGAAGTGATGAACAACTTAATGATCGACCTTGAGACGATGGGGAAAAATAAGGATGCACCGATCGTTTCCATTGGCGCGGTGTTCTTCACTCCAGAAATCGGAGACATCGGACAAGAATTCTATACGGTTGTTAGCCTGGAAAGTGCTATGGAGCAAGGAGCTACACCTGACGGCGATACCATCCTGTGGTGGTTGAAACAAAGCCCTGAAGCACGAGCTGCAATCTGTATTGATGATACTTTGTCGATCAGCGATGCTCTCTCAGAACTAAATCATTTCATTAACCGGCACGCAGACAATACGAAATATTTAAAAGTCTGGGGTAACGGAGCCACCTTCGACAACGTAATTTTACGTGGAGCTTATGAGCGAGCAGGACAAATCTGCCCGTGGGCATACTGGAATGACCACGATGTACGCACGATCGTTACGCTTGGGCGTTCCATCGGATTCGACCCCAAAATGGACATGCCTTTCGATGGCGAACGGCACAACGCCCTGGCTGATGCCCGTCATCAGGCAAAATATGTTTCCGCTATCTGGCAGAAATTAATTCCTGCCACCAGCACAGAATTATGATTTTCCCGGGTGCAGCCGGTTTTGATGGAGAAAATTATGAACACCTTGTTTTTACTGATGGCTGAATTCAATACCCCAAACATTGAACTCTCAGCAGTTAGCCAAAAGTACTTTGGTATGAGTCCAGCCACGGCAGAAGCAAAAGCAAACGCTTGTAAGTTGCCCGTTCCAACATATCGCATCGGCACATCACAAAAAGCAAAACGTTGCATCAATATTCAGGATCTTGCGGAATACATAGACAAAAGGCGAGAAGAAGGACGTATCGAGTGGGAACAGGTCAGAACAGTCAAACAGAAGGGCAAAGAAAATCACTAAAGAAAAAACCCGCCTGAAGGCGGGTTTTCAAAAAGCACCAGCTATGATCATGCTGCTTTGAGACGACGAAGCTTACCCTGCTGCTCTTTACCAGAGACAGTAGCGTGAGTGAACGCATTAGGAGCAGCCTTCATCAGAACTTCAACAGCAGCACCCATACCTACGAATGCTTTCATTGTGTCGAACTTAACCTGTGGCTTGGTTGCTTTTTGATCTTCCATAGAAAACTCCAGAAGTTATACCGAAACAATTCCTGTTGTTTACTCATCATCAATAGATGATACGCAATATTTATTTTTAAATTTAAGGTTCTTTGGCGTAACTTCATCAGAGATATCAAAACCGTCCAGAATTCTATTGAATGTAGCTTCTGGCATATCATCATGAACAGAAATCTCACCCGATCGCAGCTTTCTAACCATGTTATCCACTCGCCAAATTATAGCTTCAGCGTAAACAACATAACTTGGATGCTTGATAAAGCGATGATCACCAGAATTCAAGACGCAAGACGGATCGTGGGGGACACCATCCTTGATACTAGAAATATTAACAACTAAAACACAATAACAATCGTTAACGGGGTAATAAACAGGATCATTACAAATCACATGAAGATGATTGCATGGTCCAGTTGGGGCAAGCACAGTTCCTTTCCTGTATGGCTGATAATCCGTCATGATAATTGCAAAGAAAATTCCTTAAGTTTCTGAGATTCTTCCATTTTGCCAATTATGCGATTAGCCTCATCCTCGCTTTTACCCTCACTGATCAGCATTTCTTTCAGGTCTATAGGCTTACGAGAATTGCCAGGATCGTGCCACTCTGGACAAACGCTTTCTAAATGCGTCATATTTGCGAGATCAAATCGGTTCATATGCCCATACCGAGAATAGATTTCATCTAAAATCCGGATATCTGCACGACTCAATTCATCAAAGACCTCGTCTGCATCCATTTCCCTCGGATCTGAACGCAACGATACATTATGCCCGTTCGTCTCTATCAAGTTGTACCAGTAGTCACCAATGCCTTCAGCCTTACCGCGAATCAAGTTCAGCGTATTCGACATGACTGGTCCAAATTTCATAGAGTAAAGGCTATCTTCGCCGATCATCCTGCCATGCTTCAAAATCGACTGGCGGTTAGACAGATAGAGCAGCTTCATCAATTTCAGATATGCCATGCGCCCACCTCTCTTAAGAAGTAGGTATGCAGCCATTTGAGCTACTTTTTCTTCGCAAAACAT